AATACCAACATCTTATTCCTCCATGTTCGGAATCCATACTGTTCTTACTTTGTCAATGTTTGCACGGCACCAGTCACCCTCTTTCGGTTTGCCATACCACGATTTAGACAAGCTAACAGCAAGCTGGATGACATTAGCCTTGCTTGTGCGATAACCTGCCAAATCGCGGAGCATGGCAAAAAGTAAAAGGTTGGTATCTTCGAAGCTGAGGTCTTGACCGTATCCGTTACAGTCGTGGACAAGCCAACAGATGCGCTCTTCGAGCGTGCCAAGGTTCGGGGCGTACCAGTCCACAATCTTTGGCCCTGAACGGCCATCAAACATAAAGCCCGGAGCCGTCACGACATTGAGCGTGCCATAGTTTGTGCGAATCAATAGATTCACTTCGTCACAGAGCGGATAACGTCGCGTGTCGTTTTGCACGACCTTTTCCAGGCATTCACGGCCCAAACCGCCAACAAACTCATAGCCGAGAACTTTCAGGCCGTACTTATGCAACCGTCTAGACATCTACCCCTCGCGTTCTACAATCTCTTCGTAGGTCCTGCACTTCTGCGGGACACGCCCCGCCATCATCTCGCAGATGAAGGCCATGTTGCACGCCATGTGCTTGTAGTGCGGGATTCCCGACTCGGGGTCCACAGACTCGGGGTTGTCTACGAACTCCAAGGCGTGGCGAAGTAGTGCATCCACGTAGCGGCGCATCTCCACGGTCTTCCAGTTGTCGGATGAACCGTATTTTTTGTTTCCGTACATGCGGACTTCGGCAACGTCCTTGATAATCTGCGTAGGCACAAGCGAAAGATGGAGCTTTCCAGCGTCAGCCTTTGCGGACTGGTCCTTGTTTTCCACATCGTTCATATAAGTTCACCTCCGTTCAATCAATCAGCCGCCGCGCACCACATCAGGTAAGCGTACACGGCAAGGTTCAGGGCCATAAGGGCCACGAGTAGCTTGAACATCAATTCTATGTCTGGATGGGGTCCATCAAATTAACGACCATCCTAGCATGACCCTTGCCGACATACACTCGGTCTGTCGCTGTCCACGACCTTCCATCGATGGTCATGTAAAGATTAAGAGCACCGTAAGTGTTAGCCAAATCATTCCTTGTAAAAATGTCCGTTGCGCTAAGGTCTATGTATTTTTTGCTGTTTGCCGGCACGATAGCATATTGACCACCGCCAAACAGTACCGGACGCGTCTGCGATGTGTCCGTATTTAATCGCCCCAAGTTGAATGCGACGTTGATGTCTGCTGAGCTGTTGTTCTCTATGATTATCGAAAGAGTGTAGACGAGCGTAAATTGGTAACCATATTGACTAACATTTACGCTTGCACCGACGCCAGGCATAAATTGGGATATAGCGCTGCCCCAATCACAAAGTTTATAGTCTACTGTACTAGCACCGATTGTATCCCATGCGTTGGTGTTGACGACACCTTCCGTCATCATCTTCGCGTAATATTTGCTATCGATTGGCCTTACTGTATATGTATTGCCTGTTATATGGAATATGTACTTTTTACCGAAACGGCATTTAACAGACACTGTAGATACAGCACCGTCTTCATGATAAAGACGGTTGCTACCGGAATCGCGAACGGCCACCGACAAAAGATTTGAACTATCTGTTATAGGATATGTTCGTGCAGCGTCTGTAAGGTCAAGCAACACGTGTAGTTCGTCATTTCTCGAATCACTCAAGGCATACGGAACGTCAATGTACGCCATTACAATTTCATACAAACCATCTTCAGTTAATTCTTCTATTTTATATGTAACAAATTTATTGTTTACGTTATTGCCTAATCTATTGAGAATTTTTAGATACGCTAAAGACGATACCTGCTGATTACGGCCGACGTCTCCGTATGCTTGCGTAAGATCAATTCTTGTCAAGCAATCCTGCTTGTTTGCAATAGCCCCCGCCACGGCCGTACCGCTCTGCGGATTGGTACTAGACGCGCTGTACGTCTGGTCTACCGTACCGCCCCACGTCCCCGTGTCGCCCTTGTCGCCTTTATCACCCTTGTCGCCCTTATCACCCTTGTCGCCTTTAGCTCCTTTAAGGTAATTGAAAGTTAGCGTGCTTTCGTGGGTTGTAGGGTTGTTCGTGACAGTAACAGACGGAGTTCCGACATTACCGATATTCGGCCCAGCAGCGGCCTTGACATTGCCAATCTTCGAGTCAAGGGCCTCCACTAAATCGTCACCGCCAACCTTTAACGATTGCGTTTCGACAGAATCTGCTACAAATGCACCAACATTTGACGATTTCAGAGCATCTTCGACAGCCTTTAGCCTAGCATCAAAATTATTGCCCATTTCGGCAATGACATTGGACCCTTCGACATACTTTTGAAGAACTTTTTGCACAAGTTGTTCAATCTGTGCGCCAAGAATAGCGTCGTTATTGTAATTATCAGAATTAACGGGCATTCGCCAACCTCACCTTTTTCCTAAGTCCAAGACAATCTTTCTTTTCATTCCATTCAAGGAACCGCCCCAGCAAACGAAGGCTTTCTTCCTTAAACTTTTGCAGAACTTTCCTATTGTTTCCGCATTTCATCATACCGCAATACGTGTTCAGGGAACAAAGCATGTTGTTCCGTTCGTCAATCGGTATGTAGCGTCTATCAGCCCATTCACGCAAGCGTGCAAAGGCCCTGTTGACGGTAGTCCTATTTAGATACATACGGCCAAACTTTAGCATAGTTCCAAGACAGCGTATTCCCTTCGAAAAGTGCTGACAAAAGAACTTCTTTTCATTCAGCCTTACATCAAGTTCAGCAAGTCTTTTTCGAAGTTCAGGCATGAGCGCAAGGAATCCAGTCTTATCCCTTGTCACGACATAGATGTCATCGACAAAAACGACCACACGCAACGATTCGTGCGACTGGAGCCACTTGACAACATCGTTGATGTACAAGCCCATCGCGTTCTGCCATATCAAAAATCCGATAGCGGCACCCGTTCCCGTTGGCTTGTTGAACAGGCTCTTTTCCGGGGCAATTCGATCCCAGCAAGATAGCGGAACATAGATGTTGCAGTGACGCGCCGGATCGGCACGCATGCAGGTTGTCATCATATACTTCAAGTCATCCTTGTCGTCACCTTCATAGTAACGGTCAATAAGTTCCAACTGCTGCGCAAGCGCCTTTTCCACATTTGCGTTCGGGAAATATCCTTTGAGGTCGAGATGGAAACACCAGGCGTCCTTCGTATATCTTTCGGTAAGCTCCCGGATGTCATCGTTAAAACACTCTATAGCCTTATGTAGGCCCATACCCTTGCGGTTGTTGAAAGACCGGTCAGAAAGCACTTTCTCGTAAATCGGGCGCATGCGCCAGTCAAGATAATGATGGACGACGCGGTTTTTCATTTCGGTCGCAAAGATTTCGCGGTCCTTCGGGACAGAAACAGTAAAGGCATAGTTGGAGTCGGCACGGAAGGTTCTTTCGTTCAGTTCCTTCCATAATTGCAGAAGATTGGCCTCAAGGTTCATCTCGAAGCGGACGGTATCGCGAGACCTGCGCTTGTTAGCGCGGGCCTTGTAGTACACCAAGAACAGATCTTCCAACCTTACCATTTATGCCGCTCCAACGGAAACGATTCATCAAGTGCGCAACGCCGCACGCCCTATTGTTGTTATTGAAGTTGTTGTTGTTGATATTGCCTGTCGATTTAAGTAACCACGTATTATTATTATTGAAACGCGCGGGAACCCAGCGGGCCAACCACAAAAACACGCAAGACATGGGCGGTTGATGGCGAATACCGATAACAGATTAAATGAATCTTTCGCCACCTCTTGGTTTATCGTTTCCCGAGACATCGACATTGTTTGACTCGATGCCTGCCGGTGTTTTACGGGACCTGACGGATTTTCGCCATTTCCCGATGCCTTTTTCTATTCTCTCCATATATTCAGCTATCGCCGAATAGTTCGTAATCTTGATGATGTTCAGTTCTTCCTTACTCTCGCCTGAACACATTCTCATAAGGCTTCTGAATTCATAGTAGCAGAAAAGGAATTTTTCTGTTTCGGCAACACGCACATCGGCGAAATTCCAGGCATGGCTGAAATGTGACAGCATGGACAGTACGTAGTTCATCAGCCTGTCACCGACGACAACACGGTCCTTTTTAGGCATGTCATATATCGACTTGTGTACCTGCTTCAAAAGCATTGTGCAGTCGATATAAATTTCCTGTTTTTCAACAAGCCTGGTCTTTTCGTCTTCTTTTTTCATGTAGTCCTTTTCTGCACACGGCACGGCTTTGAAGGCCGTGCCGAAGGAGGTAAATTATAAGGCCAAGAGCGCAACGCCGCACGCCCCATAGCCGTAATTGAAGCTGTAGTTGTTGAAATAGCCTGGCGATAGAAGTAACCACGCATTATAATGATTGAAACGCGCGGGAACCCAGCGGTAAACATTTGATGACGGGTTAATCGGATAGGCCGAAGACATCCCGGCATTTGCAAATGCCTGGTGGATAGGGTCCGAACCGTCAACCTTCATCTGCGAGAAGATGTCCACGATTTCGTCAAGTCCAGGCATGTACCAGTCACCGGCATTCATGCCGTAAACAGAAGCCGTGGAATGGGCCTTAAGCGTTTTGGCATAATGGATGGCGGTAAACATGTAATCGGTCGTTACGCCATCGCGCTTCGTGTACACGACGCTTTCGGCAATAGCACATGTTTCCGCGCCTTTGCCGGCGTAAGCCTTCATTGCATCGCCATTGACCGGATACTTCGGCATAAGATCATCAAGGTACTTGTCATAAGTACCATAATAAGCTTTAAGCACTGAAGTATTGTTGAAATTCGTTTCACTATAATAGCCGTCGTGAGCTACCTGGTCAACCGGCGAGCCCTGATTTGACGCTTTTACCCTGACAACATCCTTGTTCCAGATAGAATAAAAATTCGAATTCACGCCATCGTTGCGACGAATAGTGCTGTTATTCGAATCCATGCCAGCAAGCGTCCACATGTTATTGTTGGATATAGGGCCATTTGCAACAGCGGTATTCTTGACAACTCCAGCTTCATACTGTCTATAAGACGGACTTGAGTCAAAATCAGCGATGACCCAGATCCTTCCATCCAATTTCTCACAATGCCAGTTGTAGTTGGCGACGATATCGCTGTCGTATGACTTTCCGCCCGCATTGCCTGAAGCCTTGAGATGCGTGTCAATCTTCGACACAGCGTCATCAATATCTGTCGGAGTGAATACAAGCGCGGATCCGATATCGACCATCGTGAAGGTATTTGTCCCGGTGCTCTTTCTCTGCTGGAACTGAATCGTGTTGGATGAACCGTACACGACACCAGTAATTTCCCACGCCCAGCACGAAGTGAATCTTATGCCGGTATTTTCATTTTTATGCAAGACTAAAGCCTTGCCGCCCTTGCGAAGCGAAACGACACCGACAAATTCCCACCCGCTAGGGATGGATGCACTCTTTACAGTTGCACCATCGACGAAATGGAGATTACCATTTCCGTCAGCATATACAGCAGTTCCAACGCGCACAGACTTTCGCGGAACCTCGACATTCACGCCGTCAAAATGAAGTTTTCTTGTATCGGCCTCCATTGATACAGTTGACTTACCGAGAGTTGCGCGAGCACTAGCATCACTGTTGTATGCGTTTTCGTTTTCGTATTTGTTGATATACTTTGTATCAGACATTTATATTCTCCTAAGTAGAGCTCACAACATTGATATCAATGTTGTTCAAGACAAGCATTCCGTTTGTATCGTCGAACTCGGCATTGATAATGTCTTGCTTTTCCTTTACCTTGTCAAGTACCTTGCCCGTAAGCCGTGCAAGCTGTTCACCCTTGATGACATCGTTATTGTAGTCGCTAGGCGTAATAGGCATAATTTCCTCCGGTTAAGTCGTAGCGCCCCACGCATTGGCAAAAAGGGCGTCAACTTCATCATTTGTCATAAATGTCAAAGCATCCTGTTTTCCAGATATATCCTGGTGACGGGTAAGCACCACAGCAAATGTTCCATTTTTTAGCCGGATGGTTGACTTGTCTGCATTGGCGCCGGTCCCTGGAGTGACAGACATTTCCGACTTTTTAGCCAAATCAGAAGCATCAATGTTTTCACCATTAACCTTAAGATTCTGCGTATCGACGGAATCGAATTTCTTGTTTCCAAGATTATCATTTCCAAAAAATTCTTCAATATCTTTGATTCTGGCTTCATGGTTGTTCAATGCAGCCGCAACAACCTCATCTTTTTCAGCAGAATCTTCAGCATCAGTAAAATCTTCTGGACTAAATCCACTATCAACAGGATTGCCGTTTGCATCAAACACAGCAATGTTTCCAGCAACAGCATCGTCGTCAGGGTCAGCTTTGCCATTCGCGAGGTCATACGCTTCTTTTACCGCCGCCGGCGTCGCAGCAACCCCATCGTTAACACCACTGTTCGAATTTACAGCAGACGACAACGCTACAAGCCCCGTTCCATTTCCATTTCCTGTCGGAATGTCGTCAAATGTCGGCTTTGCATCACCATTTTCATCCTGTTCGAGACGAGTCAAAGTCTTGCGCACGCCACCGAGCGCACCAGCCTGTGACGGAACTCCAGTATCAACTGGAGTCTGTTTAAGCTTGAACTCGCCGTCCATTTTTTGCCAACCGTGAATAATGGAAGGCGTGTCATTGACAACTGTAGTTTCCTTGAAGTAAACGAGGTCCGCGCCATCGATGACAGGGATTGCCCCCATCGTATCATGTTCATAGCCGTCTTGGACATATCCAATATTAGGCTTGCCAGTCGTGGCATCAGTTCCAAGACCAGTGACGCGCACATGTTCGCCGTTATTTAAATTGGCATAGTTCCAAGTATTGATTACAGCGACAGTCTTTTTGCCTTTGTATGTTCCGCTTACTCGACCGTCTACATAGCTTTTTACCTGGCCATGGGTCGCAAGCTTGTCGTTTTGGCCGTCAGCAATACCGGTGCCTCCGGTATTGGCAACACTGACAATATTGAGTCTGTCATGCTCAATTGTACCGGCTGCTATTTTCGGATTTGTAACGGCCCCGTTCGCAAGCTTATCTGTTACTACTGCACCATTAGCAATGACAGCAGAAATAGTCACATTCTCATGAAAATCTGTGGATACAGAGCCGACAACATCGCCTGAAAGTGCTATAGTAATGGCATCCTTCAGTGATAACGCTTTAATTTGATAAATAACGTTATTTGTAGCGTCTTTAATATAAAATAAGCTTTTGTAAGTTGGATCAGGCATTATTTGCCTCCATTTTTGTGAAGGATTTTATAAACGGCTTTATCACCATCAATTTGTTTAAATTCAATTTTAAACTCATCACCATTTGCATCAACAAAATTTTGCAACGATGTCAAGTCGAAAACTTTCTTACCAATGGCATCCGGACAATGGTCCGTAATATAGTCTGACAAAAGACGAATAATCTGCAAAAACGTATCATAAACACTTTGCGTGACAAATACAGGAATTTTAAAAGGAATCTTGGCAACACATTTGCCACCAGATTTACAAATTCGATCTATATCATACGCAATCAAAAAATCTTCTTTAACGCTCATAACAGCTCTCCTGTATAAAACATCATAGTCCCGACCCCCTCATGATCCGGTGGAGCAATTTTCAACCCACCTGCCTCGACACGGGCGATTTCTTCACGAATATCAGGATGAGCTTCTAAATTCACATTATGAGCACCGACAACAGACTCAACATAACCAGTAACAGACAAATTTGTTATCGGTTCACCAGTTACAGGATTTACACCATGACCGATAGAAACAGATCCATCATAAGAAACAACATCGTTCGAAGAACCACCGCCAGACGCAGACTTTTTGTCAATAAAGTCGTTTACAGGCTCAGAAAACGCCTCGGCGATATTCTCCATGGCTTTCTTGCGGCTTGATTCGGAAGCGTCCTTTATAACAACGTTTTTTTCTCCAGCTATAGCAAGCCGTTCTTTCAGCGACTCAACAAATTCTTCCTGAGGATCATTCGTCATTAAAGCCTCACAATTCAACTTTTTTATCGGCACAAACAAAGCCAACCAATTTATTCAGCAATCGGCTGTTTTCGTCAATCTTATCGTCAATTTTGTTCATCTTGTTTTCGATATTTGCAAAGCGTTCATCCCATTTCTGCAAGGAAACTCCATGGCCATTCACCCGTTCTTCAAGACGGACAAAACGCTCAACGAAGTTTTCTTCATTTTTTTTTACTTCACGCCCGGAATGAAAAGCTTTTACAAGAGCCCCAACAGCAGTCAATGTTGCACCAATATCAAATCCAGTAATATCCATAACGCTACCCAATCATGTAACGGTCCATAACCCACGACCCGGAATTGACAGAGAACCAGCGATCAACGCCCGGAGCAAGCACACACAAGTTATTTTGATTCCACTTTACAAAAACAAAGCCATCATTAGATACAGCCATGTTTATCACATGCAATTTAAGACCTTCCGACGGCGATGCCGTAATATTCACGGCTCTTTGTGGATGGCCACTAACACCAGACAATACAACAGCTCGATAACGCTTCCTGGAAGATCCGAAGACCGCGTTATCGATTTCAATATCTTCCGTTCCACCATAATCCTGAACAAAATCTACAGCCGAATACAGAGCTTTGAAAGTTGCCGAATTAGACGCTAAAACATTCAAAGAGGAATTTCCAAGAACAGCTAAATCACCCTCACAAAGAATTCCCTCCCTTGATGTCAATCCTTTTGTAATAATACCATACGTAAGGACTTGAAGCCACCCATCAAAATCAGCGCCACCAGCGACATGCAAAGAACCTGTTACACTAAGATTCTTTAGAATCGAGACGCATTCGTTTATAAGAAGCCACACAACATCCTGAATTTCAGTTCTTCGAAGCTCGACACCATAAATCGTCACTGCATCAGGATCTATAGTAGTTTCTGTACCGGGATGTTCCGGATCCTGAACGGAAACCGAGCTTTTAAAGACACGATCAAGCGTTTCGCGGAACAAATTGTAGAGTTGATTGTTGTCAGACGGATCAAGCTGGATCCCATTTAGCTCCAACAATTTGCAGATTTCTTCCTGCAAAGCATTAAACCATTCCGCGTTCACACGCGTTCCGCGTCGCAATCCAGGAACGCCATTTTTAAAAATGCCATCTTGTTCTGTAGAAATTCTCTGCATTACGCAACCTCAACTTCATACTGGAATAAAATTTTTACATGTGCCGGACTTTCATCAAGGACTACAGCTTCATAATTCGAATCGCCAAAATCAAGAAGCCTATCGTCACAATATCCATCACACTCAAAGTAAGTAACATTTCTGGCAGCGACATTTGACTTGACAATTACATAGAAATTGCTGTCGTCACCTCCAACAAAATCAACGCCAGCAAACTTTTCCGGATTCTTCCAATATTCATAGACATCGACATCGAGACCAAATAAATTCGCAACAGACTTGATGTAATTTACAGAACATCCGCATTCGTCTCTAGAGATTCTAAGAATTTCCTTTTTTCGGTCCGTATCCGAATCAAATTCTAGACCTTTTTTGGGCAGTCCAAGTTCATTTTCCCACAGCACAAACTCAGTCGTTGAAACTGGAGAAGATTCTTTTACCAGCAAGCGTAACATGTTGTAAGCAGTCAGTATTCCTGCGGCAAAACCCGAAAAGAGTTTCCACCAATTCCCACCGACACCCATAAACCACGCAAAGCCACGCGGCATAAGTCCAATCAAAGCATAGCGGAAATCCTCGGCAGTACGTCGAGGAAGATTCCACAATTTATGTTCGTTTCTTTGCACAGGCATCAGCTTTCTCCGTTGACAAATTCCAGATTACTATCCAAGACTTTCGCAACTTCGGCATAGCGATTGGCGGCATTAATATTCATCTGCACAGATGTAAGAGCGTTCCACGAATTGCCGGACTTCACCTTAAATTCGCTTACCGTAAAAAGTTCAGCAGAAGAATTCGCGCGGATTTCAACCGAAAATTCGCTGAACGAAAAAGACGACCCCGGTTTCATTTTACGGAAGAAAGTCTTGATTGCGGACGCCACACTATTCCGCACAGATGCAGAAAACGGCGCTACAGAAGCCTTTATTTTAACTTCAATAGGAGTAACACTGAAAACACGAATATCAGCAGTAATCGGGCGGCGAGAATCATCGTTGATCCAGTCTTCAATCACAGAAGTTTTTCCAACCGGCACAGTATAGTCACTGTTATGGTAATTGGCGACCGGGATGCTGACAGAATTCGTATTTGGCGTGTTTGGGAAAACGAAAGCATCCGTAACATACGGGAAACTCATCACCCACTGCCAATAGTCATTTTTTGAACCGCCATGTGGCTGGTTGCGGACGCGATTTAGCAGGCGTTCGCGATATTCCATCGATGTTTCGCCCCAAAGCTGGGCATTGCCATCTACCATGACCTCAATGGAGCTTCCACCAACAATTGAATCGGCCTCCATCTTTTCTATGCCCTCGACAGCACTTTCCTTGAACTCTAAAAGTTCTCCATCCCATAAATTGTAATTATCACCAGCTTCGACAGCACGAACCGGCAACGAGTTCGAAGAAATTGTAACCGTCGTTGTTTCAGTAACCTCAAAATCCAATCCGGTCGTCGAATCAGTCAATAGCGTTCCGGAAACAACTTCAACAGAAGAAACACCTTCAGATAGAGTTACAATAACATAACCTTCCGCTTTCTGTGGTGGCTTATGAGGAATCCCGTATTCTTCACCAAAACCATCAAGAGCTTCGTTGTCGCAAGTCGATATAAAACGATTTTTCCATACTCTCTTGGCGATAAGGCTCAACATGTATAGCATTGCTCCTAAAACACGAGCAAGCACTTTAAGTACACCTTTACGAAGCACTGAAAGGCGTCCATAGAACTGGACGGAAAGTTCATTTTCGACAACACGCACAAGTTCATTCAAACTTTTAAATTCCATCTGTATCGCCCCATTTCAACGTATAATCAAAATTTTCGTCATCGCCATCATTATTCACAATCAAAACATTGATAACAATATTTTTTCCTTCAATAAAAGCCGAACAAGATATAGATTTTACTACACCGTCATTAACCATCCATTCAAGAGACTCTTCAACAAGTTTCTTTAACGATCTCGCAGTAGCATCGTTAAGTTTTCCTGGAAATGCCTCATATATATAACCGCCCAAAGTTCCTTTATCGTCAAGAGCATCGCCCCACCATCCGCCCAAAGTAGGCTTTAGGTTCGCCCCGTTTCCAAGATTGCGGGTCCTTGCATAAGTTCCAATAGACAAGATGATTACATTTTCAAGACTCTCGGTTTTAACCAAATCACCAAGAGCCTCATCAAAATTCAGGTCATAAGAACCATCGTGTCTACAATACAGTGCAAGATCACTCATCGTAATAAAAATAAATGGGCGTATTTAACAAAAGTTATTTTTAGGCACAACTTTTTTTAAACGCTTGGAGTAGGCGGATTCGTAGGGCCAGCCGACGATGTATGAGTATGCAAAGTAAGGCTTACTGGATCGAACTTTGCATTGGCCTTGACATCCAATGAAGCCTCGACACCTCCATTGACAATTAATTTTCCAGTACCATTGCCAGGATTAGCAACAATATCACCAACAGAATTCATTTCAATGCTTCCATCTTCTTTAAGATAAACGCTTGATCCAAACGGAGAATGCACCATTACCTCACCTTCTTTTAATTTCGGGCATTTGCCTCGCATCGCAATTATAACGCCATTATTGCGAGAACCACCAACAAATAACGCAATACCATCAACATCACCTTTTGGACGGCTCGAAAAACCAAACTGCTGCATCACTTCAATGCCACGCCGTTTTTCTCCAGCCAAAAGCTCAGCATCGGCAACCATTTCGCCATCCCTGTATTTGCAAGCCTGAATAACACACTGGCCGACAATTAACTTGATTCGAGAAATTATTTTGTCAAAAAAAGCATCAAGATTCATTTTCCATTCACCGCCTTTTTAACAGATTTCCACGGATCATTTGCAATCTTTTTAGCCTTGACCTTTTTCGACTCCGGCTGCGGTTCATAAACATCCGGAGAAACAAGGGTCAAGTTCGTTACTTCGCCCGCCGAATCGCTCCAGGAATACTCCACAGACGAAACAAGCAAATCCAAAGGCGTTTCGACATAAAGTTCAGGCGCATAAAAAGAACTAATTACACCAGGCTCCCAAATTCCCTGGTCATTTTCCCAGCCGTGAACAGTTGCGCGAAAGCCCATCGATTTTGCACGACGAATGCGGCATTCCCAATCAGCTCGCGCCTGGACTTTATCTTTTTCGACGGCGTTAGAATCGACAATTGTCAGCGGTCTATTTCTGGTCACATCCGCGTCAGATGCGGTCGCCACGACTTTTTTGCGTGCCTTGCCCGTGCCGTACACCTTGTAAGTCGAAAAGCGGTCCACAAGCGAGAAATCCACGCTTGCAGCCATCAAATTTTCACCTTGGAACAATGCAGGCCCGCGCGGGCAAGATTCAGGCTTAAGCAAAAACATTTTGCCAAGTCCATTGGAACAACATAAAATTCCGCGCTCATTGCACAGCTTGGAAATCGTTTCGACAGCTTTTGCACCTGGTTCTGCAGAAAACTTTTTGAATGGTTCACCAACATCAACGCCCATTACATTGCTAAAATTCAATCCAAACGCCGCACAGATGGTACGTATAATTTCATCCATTTTTTTGGATTCCCATTCCAGCGGGCTTTCTATGCAGCAATCGGCAAGATCTGAAGAACATTCGCTTCCCGAAACGCTCACAGAATGCGATCCGTTTGAAAAAGATGTTGCAAGGCGGTCCACAAATCCGGAAATTACTTTTGTGCCATTGACAGCAATCTCAACAGTATCACCAGGGAAAAGACGCACTCGGTCGACTTCTGCGTTGCGGGCAACCAGCGAGAGCGAGAACGACGCCGCAATGTGGTCCAACGAGCGGTTGACCCGGGCGCTGGTCCACTCGGAAAACTTACAACCATTTGCAAATACTTCAATCATTTGGAAAGTACCTTCAAGGTTTCTCTCGTTACCAAAAGCGGATCACCAATGTCATTTCGCTCTATAATGTCATCAAGCTTATCAAGATTTCCGTAACAATCAAAGCAAATCGACAACGCGTCTCTTGTAGACGGCATCTGTAATTCAACAACTTCAGCAAGTCGTGACATTTCATCGCGTAAATACTTAAGGGCTGTCGCCTTTAAATCAGCCAAATTTGCATAGTCATCAATAGATTCTACATCAGCCGATACATCATCAAAAACCGATGTTAAGGTATTTTGAACATCACGAGCTTCATCAGTACTTACAAAAGAACTATTTACCAAAGACTGGACAGCCATGGAAGCCGCCGTCATGACAACAAGTCTATCAATTACAGCAATCAATTCAGATGCAGAAGACTCAGAAGAATCGTTGCGTTTGCTTCGAGACGACATTACAGCAAAGCTTTCATTGACATAATTACTGAAACCACCATCCGGAGAAAAAGTTTCTTTAGTCATCGTCAAAAGACTTTGAATACGGGCTACAAAATCTTTTGGAGTCTTTAAAGCAATCTGAACATTATCGCGAATTTTGGAAATCGTTTGAATAAATTGAGAGACATCGCGCATCGATTGCCTTGCACTCTCAATAACATCGATTAAACCAGCCACATAAGAAGATACGGAATCAATGACAGACTTAGATTTGCCAATAATGCTGAAATTTTCCTCAAAATTTCCTTTAGCAGAATCAATATTTTCTTCGGCTTTGGCAATAACGGTGCCACGAAGGTCAACGACGCTTCGCCCGGACTTTTTTTGATTCCCTTCCGGAACGAATGTTACCGTTCCAGAAACAAATTCTTGAATATCCGAACTATACTTGAAGCCGTATTCCAGGCAACGGGCATTGAACTTACCATAATAGGGATGTGAAAGCTCAAAATATCCCTGCTTTTCAAAAGCTTCTTCAAGCTTTTCGCGATCCTTATCGCAGTCAAGTCCAGCAAGGAAAATCGAGAAAGTGAACGAACGAGGCTTGCCGCCAACATCTTCGTTTATATGCGTATCCGAAAATGGCAAAGAAGTCGTGACGACATTTCGACCGCCCGAAGATTCAGTCTCTTCGATAAAGAACGGGATGCCATTATAAGATGCGGCAACGCACTCCACCTCACCAGACGGAGTGTTTACGCGCACTTTGTACAAAGAATCGGCATAGTCATTTTGCCACGGCATTAAATACCTCCCAAGGTATAACCACGAGACCAGTCAAAATCGCCCTGTTCAGGCGGCGTCACCTGTACACCACGCGGCATGTTCTTGAAGTCAACGGCAAAGCGATTTGTTACCGTTGTACGGGATTCGCTCACCGCCTGGGCGGCTGTAGCGCCAAGCGTCGCGGGAACGCTCGCCGTTTGGCTATCAGCAAATTCACTGCCAATATCCTTAACCGAATCAAAGTTTAAAGAACCACCAAAAAGCTTACCAATAAAAGGAATTTTGCCTAAAAAGCCGCCAATACTTTCAAGCTTTTTTGAGACCCATCCAAAAGCCTCATACAAGCCATACATAACACCAGCTAAGCAATCCCCAATTAAATCAACGATATAATTTACATCGCCTAAATCCTTTTTGACAAATGCAGACCATTCATTCCATCCTCCAAAAATGAGACCTACAAATCTATAGGTCATTTCAAATTGGCCGACAATACTTTTCAAAACAGACCATAATGTATATGTAATACCAGTTGCACTATTCAACTTTTCTTCAATAAAACTTGAAAACATTTCCCAATTTTTATGAATGTCTGTAAATATTTTATACACAGACAAAACACCAGCAATAACCAATCCTATTTTAGCAATAACCGCACCGACAGCGCCAAAAGCTATCATTTTCACAATTCCAAATATTTTCCCAAGTATCGGCACTATTTGCATCAATCCAAATACAATCATCGCAAGATTCGGTAACATAGAAGCCACCCCCGCAACAATCAAGCCCCACTTTGGACCGATAAATTCAACAATCGATAAGACCGTTTTCAAAATTGTTGGAATCTTCGGCAATAGCGACTTAATCAAATCAGTCACAGTTCCAAAGACTTCCTTCACCATCGGCATCAGTTCTTTGCGGTTACCCTTGACAAACTCGCCAACAGTCTTGAAAAGGTCAATAAATACCGGGAAAAGTTCTTCCATCACGGAAGTTTTCAACGAATTGACCGTTTCGCGCAAGTTCTGCAATTCATCATTGAACTCTTCGGCACGGGCGGCACCCTCTTCAGAGAACCCGCCTCCGTGGGCCTCAAAATCGGCAATGAGCTGGCTAATATTTTCTTTACCGCCCGAAAGCAGTTCAGACATTTTCAAGCCACTTTTTCCGAACAGCTCTTGAGATACAAAAGCCTTTTGTTCAGCCGTCGAAAGCTTTGCATAGCCATCGGCAATATCCTTGATCAGCGCCGTGGAATCCTTGTAATTCGAAAGCTTTTTACCGCCAAGAATGGCATCGAACATCTTCAAGGATGTCTTGTCACCGGCACGGGCCTTGCCAAGATTGATATTAAACTTTTTCAATGCGGAGTCCATTTCTTCGGTGGACATCCTCGCGTGTTGCGCCGCCGATGCAAACGCCTGGTAATCCTTGACAGAGAGCCCAACCATCCTGGATGTCTTTGCAATCTTGTCACCAGTTGTGGCAAATTCCTGAGCCATCGTAAAGCTTTTGGCAAATGTATCCTTGATGGATGCGCCCAAAGACTTGATTCCAGTAGCGAACGACTGCACACCGGCAAGCGCAAAAGCCTGTTTCATCTTAGTCTGCAACCCGCTCACAGCCTTACCAATGCTGTTAATTCCGCCAACGGCACCCGTCACGGAATGTTTATCAACGCTAAAGCCCAATTTTGCTAAAATCGAATTTGCCATAATTTCAATATAAATTGCAAGACTATTTTTTAGCCCTTTTTTGACACATG